GCATTTAAAAAGGCTGGATATGATGTGTATGGTAGAGATGTAGATATTAATAGAGATTCTATTAAGTTTAACTCATACAGTAAACATTGGGGAACAGACGATAAAAAAATACGTAAAGTAGTATTAAAAGTTCTTGGTGTAGATATAGAAAGATTATAATATGAAAAATTTTATTATTAGCACGTGGGAAAAGATTCAATGGTTCTTAAGACTATTTCAAAAGAGGTATACTATATACGTATCATTTGATAGCCAATGGGGAAATGAAGACGATCAAGTATACATGCACGTAAGAAAAGTAATCAAAGCAAATTTCAAAGAATTAAAGTTTAGAACTGATGACAAAAGAGTTATACATATTAGAGGTATGCAAGGACTCAGATATAAGATAGAGGATGAATAGTGATTAAAAAATTTATTAACGATATCAAAGAAGAACTTAAATCTGCTCACTGGTTATGGTGGGTAGGATTAATTTGTTTATTGGTACTATTATAATAGAGGACAAATAATGAATCAAATGTTTATTGGTATTATTCTTGTTATGGGATTAGGTGGTTATTATCTATATAACGAAAACCAAACACTCACTCAGAATAATATAAAATTAGAATCAGCTGTTGAAGAGCAAAAGCAAACAATGGCAATCATGAAAGAGCAATACGAAAAGCAAGGTAAAGCTCTCATGAATATGACTCGAGTTAATGCTCAAATAGAAGCTGAAAAGGCTGAATATTTAGCAATATTTTCTCGACATAATTTAGATAACCTTGCATTAAAGAAACCAGGTCTCATTGAACTTAGATTTAATAAAGCAAGTGAAGGCGTAATGGAGGGACTCGAAGATGATACAGAAGTATTGTACAATCTCAGCACTAATCCTAGTAATTAGTAGTTGTAGTTTATTACCTACTAAACAAATAGATATAGTATCTAAGCCAGTGCAGATAGATATTATGCAACCAGATTTACCACGACCAGTCGAACTTACAGCACCTCAATGGTATGTTGTATCTGAAGCAAGAATAACTAATCCATGTAAAAAGGTAGATGATAAAAGACCTAAGGCTTGTGATTTATCTGAAAGAGAAAATCCAGATTGGCCTGAAGGTTATACATATCTTGATAGATTTTTAGATGATATGAAAGATCAGAATAACGGCGAAATTGTATTTGTTGCCACATCAGTTGGCGATTATAAAGTCATGGCAGAAGACATGCAAGAATTAAAACGATACATTAAACAGTTAGGCGAAGTAGTAATCTACTATCGAAGTGTTACCATGCCTAATGGTGATAAAGGTGTAGGAGTTGGTATCAAAACTCCTGAATCAGTATCAGAAATTCGCGGCTAAAAAACTTAAAATAAACGTTTACAAATGCCGCGTTTTGTGGTATAATATATAATATAATGAATAAAGAAAACACTACAATTAACGTCACTAAAAGGGATGGTACAAATCAACCTTTTAATTTAGACAAAGTCCACAAAGTCCTTGAATGGGCGGTTGAAGATATCTCAGGCGTATCAATGTCTGAAATAGAACTCAAAGCGAATATACAACTATATGATAAGATAGAAGCTTATGATATACATGAGTTGTTAATCAAATCAGCTGCTGAGCTTATATCTGAACATACTCCAAACTATCAATTTGTCGCAGCTCGTCTTATATCTTATAAGATGAGAAAAGAAGCTTATGGTAAATATACACCACCTGAGTTAAATACTATTATAGAAAGAAATATAGAACTAGGTGTATATGATAGTGAAGTCACTCAAATGTATACTCAAGAAGAAATATCAGAACTCAGTGATTATATCAAACATGATAGAGACGATACATTTACATATGCAGGTATGGAACAATTCAGAGGTAAGTATCTGGTTCAAGATAGAAGAACTAAAAAACTATTCGAAACTCCACAAGTATTGTATATGATGATTGCAATGACTTTATTCGGTAAATACAAAGATAACAGATTAAAATACGTAAAGGACTATTATGATGCAACATCTCTCTTCTATATATCACTCCCTACGCCAATCATGGCAGGAGTTAGAACACCGACTCGACAATTCAGTTCTTGTGTTCTTATTGAATCAGGAGATTCCCTTGATTCTATTAATGCTACTGCTTCATCTATTGTTAAATATATAAGTAAAAAAGCAGGTATAGGAATAGGAGCTGGTTCTATCAGAGCAAATGGCGCTAAGGTAGGAGATGGTTCAGTAGTTCATACAGGACTTATACCATTTCTAAAATACTTTCAGTCAGCTGTTAAATCATGTTCACAAGGTGGAGTAAGAGGTGGAGCAGCTACTGTATATCTACCTTTATGGCATTATGAATTTGAAGACTTAATCGTACTTAAAAACAATAAAGGTACTGATGAAACAAGAGTTCGTCACATGGATTATGCATTTCAATTTAACAAACTTATGTATGAAAGACTTTTATCTGGCGGGAACATAACATTTTTCGATCCAAATGATGTACCTGGTTTATATGATGCATTTTTTGTAGATCAAGACAAATTTCAAGAGTTATACGAAAAATACGAGAGAGCTCACAGTATAAGGAAAAAAACATTACCAGCTTTAGAAGTATTTCAATCATTCTTAACAGAAAGAAAAGATACTGGTAGGATATATCTTATGAATGTAGACCATGCTAACGATCATGGTTCATTTATACCAGAGAAAGCTCCTATCAAAATGAGTAACCTATGTTGCGAAATTGATTTACCTACAACACCATTAGAAAGTAATGATGATACAGATGGAGAAATATCTCTTTGTACTTTATCAGCAATTAACTGGGGACTTATAAATGAAACACATGAATTTGAAAAATATTGCGACCTTACAGTACGTGCTCTTAATGAGTTATTGGACTACCAAGGCTATCCAATCGAAGCAGCAAAACAAGGGACTCTTAATAGAAGACCTTTGGGCGTTGGAATTATCAATCTTGCCTATTTTCTAGCTAAAAGAGGACTTAAATATGACGAATCAGCATACGAAGTTGTTGATGAATATGCTGAAGCTTGGTCATATTATTTGTTAAAAAGTTCAGCAAACCTTGCAGCTGAAAGAGGAAAATTGATATATAATACAGATACGAAATATTCTAAAGGAATACTTCCTATCGATACTTATAAGAGAGCGATAGATAATCTTATAGTGCATAGAGAGCGTTTACCGTGGGAAGAGTTAAGAGAACAACTCAGAGAAACTGGTATTAGAAACTCTACGCTAATGGCCTTGATGCCCGCTGAAACAAGCGCTCAGATAAGTAATAGTACGAATGGTATTGAACCACCAAGAGCATTGGTGTCGTACAAACAAAGTAAAGATGGAGTGATGGCTCAGGTTGTGCCTGGATATCATCATCTTAAAAATAAATATGATTTACTCTGGGATCAAAAGTCTCCGGAGGGATATCTTGCAATATGTGGTATATTACAAAAATATATTGACCAAGGAATCTCTGTAAATACATCTTATAATCCTGAACACTTTGAGGATAATAAGGTACCTATGTCAGTAATGATAAAGGATTTAGTAACATCATATAAGTATGGATTAAAGCAATTATATTACTTCAACACATTTGATGGAGCTGGAGAAATGACTGATGGAGAAACTCATCATGCCTACGACGGCAAGAGCGAAACATTTGTTGATGATGAGGATTGCGATTCATGCAAGATTTAAAGAAAAAAATAAACGACAGAATGGATATCCTACAAGATTGGATGGAGCAGGATTACCATCTTAAAAGACCTGACGTTGTTTATGAACATACATTAACAGTAAGTAAATTCTGGCCTGTATTATCTGAAGAGGATAGAGATTATATACAAGGCGTACAATTTGCAATTGATACAAAATCGAACATATCTTGGAGACCGAATGCCGATACTACAGAAAAATAAAAAATCACATCTAGAACGTAACATGTTTTTTGATAATGGTGTTGACATCGCAAGATACGATCAAGTCAAATATCCACAATTAGAAAAAATAACAGACAAACAACTTGGTTTCTTTTGGAGACCAGAAGAAGTAGATGTATCAAAAGATAAGAAAGACTTTTATGAGCTTTCAGAGCATGAGCAACATATCTTTACATCTAATCTAAAAAGACAGATTGTTTTAGATAGTGTACAAGGACGAGCTCCTAATATGGCATTTCTTCCTATATGTTCTTTACCAGAAGTAGAGAACTGGGTAGAGACATGGTCATTCTTCGAAACAATTCACAGTAGAAGTTATACACATATTATAAGAAATATATATCCTAATCCATCAGATGTATTTGACCACATGTTAGATATTAAAGAGATAACAACTTGTGGAAAGGATATATCAAAATACTATGATGAGTTAATAGCTGATAATAATTACGCCACAAATAAAATGGACCATAAGAGGTCATTATATATGTGCATGCTTTCAGCTAATGCCCTTGAAGGAATCAGATTTTATGTATCCTTCGCCTGCAGTTGGGCATTCGCTGAATTAAAGAAGATGGAAGGTAACGCAAAAATTATTAAGTTTATCGCAAGAGATGAAAATACACATCTTGCTGGTACAACTGTTATGATAAGAAACCTTATTAAAGAAGACAAAGATATTGCAAAAATCGCTAAGAAATATGAAGATGATGCAGTCAAACTTTTTGTAGATGTTATTGAACAAGAAAAAGAATGGGCAAGATACTTATTCAAAGATGGTTCAATGATTGGTTTAAATGAAACCATATTAGAAAATTATGTAGAATGGATAGGATGTAAACGAATGAGAGCATTAGGTCTACCTTGTCCATATACAGTTCCACAAATGAATCCATTACCTTGGACAGAAAAATGGATATCAGGTGGTAGCGTGCAGGTAGCTCCTCAAGAGACAGAGATAAGTTCTTATGTCGTAGGTGGAGTAAAACAAGATGTAGATAATAACACATTAGTAGGATTAAGTTTATGAGAGAATTAGGAAAGGTTTTATTAGGTTGCTCAGCAATCGTAATATTTTTTATGATAATGATTATGCCAAACATGGCGTATAGTGGATATAGTAGTAGCAGTTCGTGTATACATGAATGTTATGAAGAGTATGTAGCATTAAATGGTACACCATCTGAAATAGAACAGAAAAAGAAAGCATTAGCAGCTGAAGATGAATTTAGTTCTATTAAAGGATTATGGGCTGGATGCGCAGCATGTCACGGAGCAGAAGGACAAGGTAATGGACCTTTCCCTAAACTTGCAGGACAGAGTTCAGATTATATCGTAAGTAGATTATATGCATATCAAAATAGAGAACAAGTTGGTCCTATGAGTTCAACAATGTGGGCTCAAGCTGGTATGTTATCTGATAGCGATATAGATACAATAGGTAAATTTATTGAGGAGACAATGAAATGATACAGATATACGGAAAAGAACAATGTCCATATTGCGATATGGCAAAAGCTTTATGTGAACAGAAAGGAATGGATTACGAATATAAACAATACGGAATTGATTTTGATAGAAGTTACATGACTGAGATATTTCCAGGCGCAAGAACGTTTCCTCAAATCATTGTTGATGGTAGTAAGATTGGTGGATATACAGAACTTAAAGAACTTACGGACTTAGAGCTATGATTCTAGAATGCGAGCACTGCTATTCACGTATCGTAATTAAACCTGATGAACCAATCAAAATAAATTTTTGCCCTCATTGCGGCGAAGCTACTGAAGATTCAGACGAACTGGACTTTAATGAATAATTGGTTATACCAAGGTAGAACATTCGAACCACCAGAAGAATTTACACCTGATGTATGGTATGGATTTGTCTACTGTATAACTAACAGAGCAAAAAATAAAAAGTATGTTGGAAAGAAATTCTTCTGGAAAGCAAAGACTTTACCTATTACAAAGAAAAGAAAAAGACGTCAAAGACTTAAAGTAGAGTCAGATTGGCGCACATATTACGGTTCAAATAAGCACCTACAACAAGATGTAATCGATATGGGAGAAGACTTTTTCCATAGAGAGATTATACACTTATGTAAAACAAAAGGCGAATGCGCTTATATGGAAACAAAAGAGCAATTCGAAAGAGAAGTTTTATTAA